GGCGGAATCCAACATACCGATGGTACGGGTACGAACGACCATACTTACTAGGGGACACCCGTAGCGGGCCCCGGCAGCCGAGGCGAGCCTCGTCCGGGAACCGTCCTGACGCCGTAGTACTACACTACGACTCGGGCTCTTCCGTTCAGCTTTGGCCATCAAACGTCAGAGTAGGCGAGTACGGGGGCATCCGATAAGACCCTGGGGCCGGACCCCCGGACCCTGTACTCGCATCTGCGTGACGCCACTCCTTCCGCGGAACAGACGGCGAGGCTTAAGCCCACCAACACCGTCTTTGGACCTTCGTCACCGAAGTCAAGCCAGCCGCAACCCAGCACTGGCAGGTCCACCGCATCCAAGAGCTTGCATCGTACAAGCAACACCAGCACGTGGCAAGACCCGTGCTTCATCCCTCACCGTCAGTTGCCTACCGCTGGAAGGCAGGCAAAGACATCCCGAGGTCACAAGGGGGACGCCAGGAGCGCGGTGTGCAAGACAGCAAGCTGTCCCGAACACCCTCCTGGACACCATCCTCCCGGACAACACGACCCTCCTCCTCCAAAGGCTTCACGGCCCACACTCTTTTCTTCCCTGGGGGACAACCAACCCCCCGGCCGCAGGCCGGCTTCCTGTTCCAAAGAGCAGGAAAAGAACCGACACGGTACCTCAGACAAGGACAAGTCTGCGGGTTGTGAGGAGCGGACCGGTGGGCCATCCGTCTAAAACGGACCCCACCGCGAACCCACTCCCGGTACCGTTCCTGTACCCCCGAGGCGCGGCAGTCGCGTCGATACTCCCACAGGAGGGCACCCCGCGAGGGGGCCTCCTGCCAGGCGCGATCGCAAAGAAGTCCAAAAAAGGACCTCTCCACGATCCGCTGGGAGTGCCGAGCACGACGGCCACGGGCAAAGGGTACACGCTCCCACCCTGGCGGTGGGCGCGTCCACATCAACCTCCCTGGGTCACAGGGAAGGGGAACCTCCACCCCCACCGACTCCCGGATCCAACACTCCCGACGGAAGAGCCCGGCAAGGGACAAGTCTTCCGGAGTGACACGGATCCCGAAGTAGGCAACAGAGCGTCCAGAGGCCCTCACAGCCGCCGCCCTCCTGGAGAGGAAAAGGCGAGCCGCCCGGGAGAAGGCCTCCCCACGATAACCGCGAGTGCAAGCCCGGAAACCCCCCCGGAGAGAAGAAAAACTCTCCAGGGGACGGACGAGGGAACACAAGCGGGTCACGGGCAGCAGACGGGGGGGCTTGCCAGACCGAGCGAAGAAGAAGGAAGAATTAACGGAAAAAAACCGAGAATTCACCAACGTCTTCCCCCGGGACAAACGCAACCCCAACTGCCCCACCACCGCGGACCAGCGGCCAAACTGGTCCAAAGTCGAAC